GAAATGATCTGAAATTCAATGCCCTGAATTTCCACATTATCAGCCATTTACGCCACCACCTTTCTGTTGAAATTTCTTGTTGTTCGCCATGGCAAAGGCTTCCATAAAGGCTTTCGCTTTATCATCGTTTTTCTGTTCCCGCTTCTGCTGCACACGCTCGTCTTTCCGCATATTAAGCTCATAAGGCTCTCGGCGGTACGGAGTAGGCTTCTTGGCACCCATGGCTCGGAACAAGGGCGAAGCGTCAACGAGAGCTTCATAGATATACATACCTTGAAGCCATGCGTCCTGATTTTTGAGGTCTTGCTTGATCTGTGCGGCTTTCTGGTAATACTTGACCAATTCACAATCCTCGTTCCAGAACTGATCGTAGGTCATACCAATCGCAAGGTAGTACGGGAAGACCTCGTAAAATTTCTCTGTGTAAGCGAAACGGGAAGCGGAGCGTAGACCGCCGCCGCTCCCCGTTCTACCGGACTGCGACTCGCTTACCAGTCCGCAGTCCAGCTCAGGTTTCCCTCGTTGCCCTCCTGCTCAGGCTCGGTCAGCAGGGTCATGATGGGTTCGTTATACATCTCGACCAGCTTCTCAATCAGCTTGTCCTTGTGGGTCAGCTTCTTGTAGATGTTGTCGATGATTTCCCGCTTAACAAAGCGGTGGTGTGCCAGAAAAGCACCCGCAAACAGAGCGGGGAGCATGGTCATGGGCTTCTTCTCAACATCGTCTGCGATAAAGCCCTGCTTCTCCATCATCTCAACGGACTTGCGGGTATATTCCAGCGTGTAGGTCACGCCGGAAACGGGGTCATTGATTACGAGCTGCTTTGCCATGATAAATCCTCCTTATCATTTAGGCCGATTACTTCTTAGGTGGCAGAGAAAGCAATGGGGGTGGAAGGGGCGATGGTGATGTTCATACCAACGACCTCGTTCACGCCACCGCCGACAGGATAGACGGACAGCTCACCCTTGAAGGAGAACTTACCGTTGGAACCATCGGGAGTGACCACACCGCCAGCTTCGGTGCCGCCGAACCACACAGCGAAGTCATGCTGAGAACCTTCCAGAGCTTTCAGCTCCTGGAACTTCGCCAGATCGTAGTTAGCAGCGAATGCCAGACCATCGAGGGACTGAATACCGGCGATATAGGTCTGCATATTATCGCTCAGGGTGGTGGTTTCCAGCATTTCGGGTTCGCCGCCGAGATCGGGGAACTCCTTAATGTCTACCAGCTTGGAGTAGGTATCACCACCGCTGGTCTTGTGCATAAGAAAGACCTTGTAGGTAGAAATAGCCATTTCATTTACCTCCTGTAAATAGTAGTGCCGTCCGTTTCGGCTCGATACCGAGCCACCAGACGATAGATCGTAGCGTTCTCCATGTTGGGAACAGGAGAAAGAGAAATTCGGGTGAAATTCATACCATACATCATGCCGTCAATCAGACCCATGATCTTCTTGCACTCCGACTTCCTACCGGAAGTTTTGTTAGAGTACACATTGACCTCAAACATGACCGTAGCAAATCGCTCCTGATCTGCTGTGTCCAAATGATCGACAGAAGGGTAATTATCCGACTCCACAATGCTTACATGGGGGAAAGCAGAGGGAACATTCACATAATCACCCGTGATGTGAATGTCGGAATAAGCAGCTCGTAGGGCTTGTGCAATCGGAGTGTAGACCTTGTTCTCAATGTCAATCACACAAACACCTCCCTTACTACTCGAATTAACTCTTGTTCAATGGTTTTTACAGCGTTATACATTGGTGCGGACGGAGGATTACCGTAGGTGTGACCACCGCCCTTGTCTTTGGGCAACCACCAACCCTTAACATCGTCCCAATGACCTTTATCGCTCGGATAGGTACCCGGCCCCATGCCGTGCTTACTGGCTTCGGGGTGTCCGTAACCGTAAGTCACGCCAGAGCCGAACTCGATAAACAATACCGACTCTCCGTTGGCCTTGACCACATATCCCTTCGAGATAGGTTCCACGGACACCGTAGCGTCCTTGATACCCGTGTAGACTGCCCGTGAAAAATCGAGAGAAGCCTTGGTTGCTCCCATTGCCGCCAATCGCTCAACCAGTAAAGCAGACTTTTCATTGAGCCACTTCTGATATTCGTCAATAGCGGCGATAGCACTATCAATGCCCTCCGGTGTGAGGGCAAACCTCACAATTTTGTTGTTCACGATACTGTCACCCTACTTATCGCAATCGAGATTGAATTCAAGCTCTTAGCGACTCGCTTTACAAGGTAGTCATACATCGGTGTGCCATCTTCGGCATATTCCGGCTCCTTGTCAACAAACAAAACGGAATTTTCATCAATCGGGCAAGACATATCATCAATGACAATCACCTTGTCGTAAGAAATGAAATTTCCGAACTGCTCAACCTGAGCGGCACCGGTTGCTGCCGATATATTGGCTTCCATTTGCACAGCTTCCTCGTACAAAATGGTATATTCACCACTCTCATTGCCGTCATCATCGAGAATAGCGGTTTTCTGATCGAACAGCAGATACCAAAAAGGCACCTTATTACGCTCCATTGTTTTCATCGGTGTCCTCACTTTCCGTATCATCAGAGGTAACCACCACAGCGGCACAAGGAACGATCTCTCTCAGCAGCGTGGGCGGCACATCACCGTCCTCATAAGAACGGGAAATACCATTTTCGCTGTGAGCTGTTTGCCCTTCGGCACCTCGCTTATTCAACAGATACGCCGCAATTTCCAACTGATTATAGGCATAGCGATCAGGAACAGCCGTTATAGTTTCATCGAAAGGATAGGCTCTTTTCAAAACCTTATTTCCGGCGATAGCGAGGTAGGTGGAAAGCACTCCCTCGTTTTGTTCGCCGGTCATGATTTGCAGCACAAACAACTTCTCATTATCAGTCATGCTTTCCACCTCCCCCTCTGTGTTTATTAGCTCTTGGCAGTTACCGTTGCAGAACCGGCATTCAATGCCTTGTAAGTGCCGTCTGCTTCGACAACAGTTACCTTATGACCGTTGGTAATAGTCAGATCGGAAGTACCGTTCCAAGTAGCCCAAGTACGAACATTCTGACCATAGGTCACAGTAGGAGCAACAGAAGCATCGGTCTTATACTTATACACATTTCCGGTACTCTCTTTGGCCGGAGAAACGGTCAGCTTGGTATCACCAGCTTCGGTACCGGCGATAGAAGTAACGGTCAGCGTTCCAAGAGTAGGAGTATCATCAACGGTAATCACGGCAATAGCGTCCAGATACTCGGCAAACAGGGTCATACCCATGATTGCAAAAGACTCGGACACGGCGGTGTTATAATTGCCCTGAGTATGGAAACCAATCAGATTGGTCAGGCCATCAGTGGTATAAACCAGACCGGCTCTGGCAAAATCGCTGTCACCGGGGTCAACATAGTACAGAGCAATGTTCTCCACAGGAGTGGCAATGACCTTGCCACGGGCAATTTCCTCATCAGACAGGAGGAAAACGACCTTGTAGCCCATGAAGTCCTTGATATACTGGAAGCCGAAAGCGGACTGGACGGAGATAGATGCATCACCGAGGTAGTCATACAGGTCGAGGACATTGGCAAAACCAACAACCTCGGTACAGGTACGGTGCATCTGCTTAAACTTATTGATGACCAGTCCCTTTGCCATAGCCAACGCACGCTGCCAAGAGGTTTCGGAGCTGGTCAGGGTGCCGGTGTTGAGATAAGTGTAAAAACGAGCGGTGACATTATCCTGCAATTCAAACAGGAAAGCGTCATCAGTCATGCCGACAGCCACATCGTAGCCGTGGTCTTTGATAGACTCGATGGAAACGGCCTTGGCATACTTTTCTACCGTCATCTCCGCATACGGAGTTTCGACGATAGCAGCCTTGGAGTAGGGGATTTCCTCACCCTCACCCACGGAGCCGCTTGCCAGAGTGATAGAAGCGGTCTTGGATTTCAGAACCGCACCGGGCTGCTTGCGAATGGGGCGAACAATGCCGAGAATATCCCGGAGATGATCCCAATTTCGAGCGAAACGGGACACGAAGTCGATCTCACGGGCGGTGACGGTCATATCAGCCGTCATGGTCAGATTAGCTTTTGCCATAATTTATTCTCCTTTTCCGAACAGCTCCAAATTGGCAGCGATAGCGGCCTGACGCTCGGAACTGTCCTTAATTTTCATGATGTCTTCTTTGGTCATAGTGCCGGAACCATTACCGGCAGGGGGTTTGGGGGTCTTCTTCAAAGCGTCAGCCTTGACGGTTTTGGCATAATCTTCGAGGAACTTCTGCTGATTGGCAAAAACCGTAGTGTGGTCGCCGTCTGCCATGGCCTTAGCGGTATCAGCCGCCAATTCCTCGGAGTAACCCTGAGCAATGAACTTAGCCTTATACTCAGATACGGTACGCTCCTTTTCCAGCTCTGCCAGACGCTTTTCCATCTTGGCCTTTTCCTCAGCTTCCTCCTGCTTCTTCTTTTCGTCCTCGGACAACAGGGCGTTGTGCTTGCGCTTCCACTCGGCAGCTTCGGAATTCGCCTTGGAATTGGCACTTTTCAGCCGTTCCACCTCGGCGGCATTGTCTTCGTACTCGAAACCCTCCAAAGCGGCGAGCTTCTGTTCGGGGGTCATCTTGTCATAACCCTCAATCTTACTGGTGTCGATCTTTGCCATAGAAATTACCTCCTGCGTTTTATTCGGGTGTTCACTCACCGCTGATTTCTGTTTTTGGTAAGGTTGTCTTCCTTTTTGCGATTAAGGTCTTCCCTGACCATTCAACGCCTTGCGGCGATCAAACCAAAATAAAAACGGACTTTTGGTAAGGACATGGGAGTGTCCCTATCAAAAGCCCGTAATGGCTGTCATCGTTATCTCGGTATAACGACCTCACATTTTTTCTTGTTACTGACCGCCCATACGATCAGCTTGCCATTGCGAATGGCGACTTCGGCTTCTTTGCCGGATTTCAAAATCTCTTCAATCTCCCTGACAACCGCAGGGGGAAGAGTCACACTCGGAGTCATAGAACCAACCTTTCTAAATCCGCACAGTATAACACCGGCAGTTGGGGTGAGGTTTAGGAGGAACGGCATCAGCATGATACACATTGCCGTCCAAATCCTCGCAATGATCGCAAGTCTTGAGATCATGTTCGGAAACCCACATCACGAACTCAATCCCATCATCTTCTCGTGCCTGTGCAAGAGCCGCATCAGCCACTTCAACGGAGAACCAACCGGTCATCTGTGTCCAGTACCGCATTGCGGTATCGAACTCGGCAGGAGAACCACCGGTAGCCAACAGCGCTTCCATCAGACGGTCACGCTT